CATGGCAGTACGGCGGCGCAAGTGTTAACGATATTACGGTAACTGCTAATGCGATTGTTTACACCGAACTATTTCCAGCCTTAAGATTAAGCAAAGTATTCAAAGGTATATCTGATTTTTACGATGTAACTTTTGAAGGTGATTTTTTAGATACGGATAATTTTAAGAATGCTTATCTATGGTTGAAAAATGGAGATGTTTTAGTAGTTCCACAGTCAAAGTCAAAGTTAGATTTTGATACAAAAACAGGAACAGGAGGATATGAGAGTAGATTTGATTTATTAACAGATCGCTTTGATTTTAGAGCATTAAGACCTGGCGAAGTTTTAGAACTATCTGATTTATATTTTAGTGCAAATATAGCAGGAGTTGCTTGTACACTTTATATTTTTAAGGATGGTTTTGAAGTTGATTCAATTCCGTTTTTATCTTCATTAACACCTGATACATTTGCTATTAATGTTAACGTTTACGGTGTTGGTTATTATGATTTTTATATTGAATCTGCTTCAACTATAATAGCTGATTATTCTTATGTTGTAGAAATTAGTGACGGTGTAACTGTTATTAAATCTTTTAACGCTTCGGTAATATCACCAAAAACAATAACATCAGGAATACCGGTAAATACATTGATGCCAGATATTAAGGTTGAAGATTTCTTTTCCGGTATTTTAAAGATGTTTAACCTTACTTGTTATTCTTTAGATGGAACAACATACAACATTAGACAAATAGAAAGCTATTATAATAGCGGTGACATTGTTGATTTGACGCAATATATTTTTAAGGAATCGGCAACAATAGACAGAGTAAAATCTTATAAGAGGGTAAACTTCGAATATCAAAAAAGCGAAAATCTAATATCAGTCGCTTACCTTTCTAACAATGGTTTAGAATACGGAAATTTAGCGCAAGACTTTGATGCAGATGGTGAAGAATACAGCGTTAATTTACCATTTGAAGATTTAATGTTTTCAAATTTATCAACTACGTTACAAGTTGGATATACATTAAAGACAGATTTAAAGCCTTACATACCTAAGCCTATAATTTTATATGATTACGGAGTTTTACAAGCTGCCGGATCAACTGGTTTTAAATTTAATGATGGAACTTCTAACTTTAATTTAACGGATTACAATGCTTTTGGTGCAGATACAAATATCAGCGGAACTATTTCGATATAAAATTGGAACGAACTTGAACCATAAGGTGTTAAATCAATAGGAATATCTAAAGGAGGAATTTGAGAGATAAACGGGATTGCTTCGACTTGCACACCAAAAGCATAAATATACAATGTACCATTTACTCCGTTTGCGCTACATTCCAAAGTAATCTTAGAAGTGTCTATTATTTCAGTTCCAAATAAACCACCGAAAACAAATGTATCTGTTAACAAATCAAAGTTTACATCATAGCCGTTTGGGCTTGATTTAGTATCAAAGTCTAAGATATTACGAGCAGCCGGCAAAGTAAATACATCCCCATTCTTTAACCATAGATAAGCATTCTTAAAGTTGTCTGTATCTAAAAAATCGCCTTCAAAGGTTACATCATAAAAATCAGATATGCCTTTGAATACTTTACTTAATCTTAATGCTGGGAATAGTTCGGTGTAAACAATCGCATTAGCAGTTACCGTAATATCGTTAACACTTGCGTCGCCGTACTGCCATGGTCTTAATGAGCTGATAAGAGGGAATTTAATGTCGCTGGTTGTTTGCGCCTCTACTCTGTTTTTTACATAAGTACCGTTGTAGATAAAATTAAATTCACTATAATCAACATCTCGCAAAGATAACCCTCTAAACACATCCTTTAAAGAAACTAAATTTCCAAAGAATGTTATTGTGTAATTCTCAGGCTTACCGTTTTTCATGGAAGCAGATTCCAGCTGAATCTTACCGTTACGAAAAGGAATTGTATCTAATTCAATGTATGCATTTTTTCTTCGTCTTGCATCGTACCCATCAACCAAACTATTATCATACCAATGCGAAAATATAGCGTTATTATTCTTAGTGGCCGGAACCGTAAACGATTGACTGAAATCCGTGTATATCTTACTTATATCTGATATTGACTGTATGGAAGATGTTACACTTATTTTTTCATCATTGAATAACTCGATACGTTTTGCAATACCATCAATCGAAATGTAGATGCCTACTGTTAACATACGTTATTGATTAGCTCAAATGAATAACTAAACTCAATCTCGTAATTTATATTTTTATCCTGCAAAGATGTTTTTATTGTATTTGCCTTAGTCTTAACTTCTACCGGCTTACCATCTAATAAAATAGTTTCCGATAATAACAAGTCTTGTATCAAATCAGAATAATTCTCATTAACAAAACCGGTATTCAATCTTACCGACTGACCACCATTGATATTAAACGATTTATTCTCCCCTCTTAATGGATTATAGTTAACATCATTAGGAAGCATTCTATAGCTCGTTCCGTTTGTTTCGATTGTGTTAATCTGCACCTTAAAGAATGTAAGAAACTGCCACCCTCCGAATCGATTAATAAACGAACAAACAACCGGTGTATATTTACATTCTGAAATAGGTAAAACCGTTATCGATACCGTTTTAGTACTTAATCCAGCAACATAATTTATTGTTAATATATTACCGTTGTCATACGCTGCATTTACTAACGTATACGGAACTTTAATTATTTTGTTAGCGTTACTGTTGTAATTTACAACCGTTGCATTAGAACCGTTTAAATCGGTATAGGTTGCGTTAAATGTATCGAAGAACGTAATACCTAAAGCATAAACATCTACATAAGGATAACTTACCGACCTATCATAATTTATGTCAATCAAAGGATCGGCTAAGAAAACAAAACCTACTGAACTATCCCCTTGATTATAACCGTTCATGTAATTAGTATATCCTGCAGTAGCTACATAGGTAGTTGTATCAAGTAATGAATAAACACCAATCGCAGTTTCTTTATATCGCTTTACCTTTACGTTAACAGATAAGTTATTAACCGAATCAGTTGGTGCAATGTTATCTATAAACTCGGTTATAAATGGACTGATATTGTACACGTTCTTTAGTTGCGTAACTGATGGAATAGGCTTTGCTAAAACGTAGTTAGCAGCAACCGGTTCCGTTGTTCCGTTGTTCCAAATAAACAGCTCTATCTTAGACCCAACTTGTGCCGCTTCGTTTACCTCAATAAAATACGGTGATCTCGTTTTTATTATCATTTTATATCTTTTAATTCGTAATCAACCATTGTATCAATATCGCTACCAAATGCTTTAATTAAATCTGTATCGATATACTTTTTATATCCTGCTTCGAAAGGTTTAGTAAAAAACAGACTTGGTTTTATACCTCTTGCCCAAATGTTTTTAGCAAGTATAATTCCGATTGTTTTATAGTTCCCTTTCTTAAACTTTCCGTTCTCATCTCTTAACCTTAACCCTTTTCTTTTCGCCCAATCTTCAAGAGGCTTGCTTGGTGGTCTTTTATTCTTAAAGCTGAATCTACTATTCGGTGCTTGTTGTCCTCTTATCTTTGCGTTCTTTGATACCTTAGATGGATCAGCTCCTTTTACCCCTTCATCCTGATAAGCTCCATATTCAGACATAGTAAACCCAACAATCGAATAGTTGCCCTCTGTTACTATCTCGCCTTTTACAGAATTGTACAAAGTCTTTGTATCATTCTTTTTACCCTTAGATAGATTTGCCCTGCTCTGTTGTATTACATAGTTTTTGAACTTAAGAAGTAAAGCCTTAGTTTCTTTTAGTTCCATGTTAACAAGTAGTCATATCATTTGGTACTATCACATCAAATGTCATTGTCCAACCTGCTAACTTATTTTCAAACCTATCTACAAAAGGTTCACAGTTTACCGGTGCCGTTGTCTGAACTAATGCGCTATATAAATCGCCTCTTAATAAGTCCGCAGCTAAACGATTTGATAATGCAAGTTGTGTGTTAAGTATATCTTCTTCGTTATCATTACCCAACCATGTATCGGTAATTAAAGACTTGCTCTCATCTACTATATCCATAAACAAAACAGATACATTTAAAGCCATCGTGTTCTCGCTTATTACCGCATTGTTTACCATGATATGACTTAACGGAAAGATAGTTTGTTTTGCCAAATCAACATCAAAGATATTACCGGTAGTTACCGTATTGGTAAATCCGTTTAGCTTGATGTAATCCTTTAACGTGTTGATGATATAATAGTATCCGTTCATTTTATCTACAATTTATTTGCATCCAATTTTGTGCTATCTTATAAGCATCCTTTAATCTAAATATATCTCTATGGTTAACTATTTTTATATTGACTTGTTGCCCTGTCCTAATATGTATGTAACATTGTACATGCGCAACCATCTCGTTTACTGTCATTTCTTATTAATTATTTTCATTTCCAAATCAACCTTTTGCTTTTCAAATGTTAAGTAGGTTAAAAACTTGTGTATTGGTAATTCTGTGACTTCATCAAATCGGAGAATGTTTCCTTGAGCTGCTCCATAGATAGATGGGTACCATTGCCAGCGCTTTGAGAATTGTGCCTGTTCACTATATTCGCCACCTCCGGATTCGCCGCTAAATAAGACATCGTACTGTTCACTAAGTCTTTGCCTAAATCCCAAAAAAAAACCATAGCACCAAGTGCGACATCCAAAGGCATATCCTTTAATACTTCGGAATACTTATCTGATCCCTCGTACTTCTCAATCAGATATCTATCTGAAAAACTCTTTGTAACTGGTCTAAATAATACAGCCATTGCTTGATGCATCTTTTGCCAATCAGAAATATAAGCATCTAAGTCTATCAATTCACCAGATGTTATATTGTCAAGATTAGGAACAAAGCCATAATCAACACCGTTTAATTTAAACCTATTGATTAACTTATTTTTATCAGTAAACAAAGAACCTATCTTGCCGCTTATTTCTTCAACATCCTTAAAAGACATTAGCATAACAATCTTTAGACTAACATCGCAAAAGATCTGAATCATCTTGTGCTTAAGGAAATCCTCTGTTTGACCTTCAATAGCCGACACCTTTAAAAAGGCTTGATATTGATGCAGCTTGATTTCGTTTAAACTTGTTGGTATTGTAATTTTCATGTTATATTATAAACGTAAAAACCTTGTATTGTTTTTTTTTAATATACGAAATACTTTCCCCGGTTTGGATTGTCTAAATGAAATATGACATTGTAACGGATAGCATCGATTAAATGGTTGTAATCATCGATATAAAGCTTAGATGCCTTATTGATATAAACATAGTTGTTTAGTTCCTTAGCTATATTAGAACTGTTAGAATCAACTATGATTGTGTAATCTTGCATCCTAATTATACCGCTTTCAATAGTTCCTTTCTTAACTGCTTGTATATTTATACCTGCATGTTTTAAATCATCTATTAAACGTGGTTCTGCACTATCTGCAATGATTAATTTTTTACCGCAATAGTCTTTAATCATTAATGCCAGAATATGAGTTTTTAATCCTCTTTCATATAACTCCTCCTTAACGTAGATAATCTTCTTCGCCTTATCGATTGCTACCTCCGCTAAAGAATCCGGATCTATCGAAAATCCAAAATCTAAGCCGTAAGACGTCTGCAATCCGTCAGGGTTAAACTCTCCAAACTTCCAATTTGTAAACACAACACCTTCAGCTTTATCTAACCAGCCACCTAATATTTGATGTTCATACTTTTTAGGGTTTGTTTTCTTTGTGTTTTCAATTTGAGTTAAAAAAGATTTAGATAAATTTTCTTTGTTGTCTAAATAAGTAGTGTGTATATAAGTTGTATCTGCTTTAATAATATTACTGCCTGCTTCTATTCCCTTTAATTCAAAGAAACGTTTATAAATCCATGATTCTTTTGTAGCAGGATTAAGGATTAATATAATTCGGTTTTGTTTTAACTTTGATCTAATAGATAAATCAATTTTATCAAATATATCCTCATCCATTAATTCCTCTGCTTCATCTAAAATAAAAGATGTTATTCCAGCTAATGATTTTAAATTAGCAGTTTGATTTCCAGAACTTGTTTTAATTCCTTTAAATATTATTTTTGATCCTGTTGTTTTATTTATAATTTCATCTTTAGTAATATAAAAATCATTTTCTAAATTAGCTGTTTGTATTTTATCTAAAAATTCCGGAATAATTGAAACATTGGCAGATGTTAAAGTAAAACGAGTAAATAATATTATTTCATTTTGCTCATAAGTTAATAATAACAAAAAAGTATTAACACTATATGATTTACCAGATCCACATCATCGCCCCCCTGTAACCACAAAATAACGATTGTCACTTGTGAACAGGGAGGCATATTTTTTTTTAATAGTAAACATATTCAAAATTCCAATTTTTTAATTTTCTAAAACTTATTGTTTTTTTATTTAATCTATTAGTAATTAATTCTCTATCAACATTAAACCGCTTTGCTGTGTTTGACAAATTATCTATAAAGACTTCATTATTTAATATATTTTTACTTATTATTTTTATTGATTTAGGATTATCAAAACCAATCAATTTATTTTTTGGTTTAATTCCTTTTAACTTCATTGTTTCGCTTGTTTGCTTTCTAACATTATCAGGAATAATTTTTCCTTTATTTCCATTTCTTATTTTTTCTTTAGTAGAATCGGAATAAATTTTAATAATATCATTGGCATTTGTTAAACAACAATTTAATCCAGATTCTAAAACATTATAAAAATCTTGCCAATGTCTTTCTCTTTCATTAAGTAATTCAATAATACATTCCTCAATAATTTCAAAATTATGAGTTTCAATTCCGTATTTTTTAAAAGAATAATGTAGTTTAATTTGTTTTTTTGTTTGACTTAAACTTTTATAATTTTTAAATCTACGTTCAATATTTACACTTTGACCAATGTAAATTTTTCCTTTAATATTTGTTATTTTATAAATTCCAGTCATAATACTTATATTATT